TATTTACATTCAAGACAGTCGTTACTATCAGGCATTTGCGTACGTTCTTAAAATTGATGAACGTCTAGACACTTATCGCTCTGCTGTTAAAACATTGCTACACCCAGCTGGTATGGCATTGTTTGGTGAGTTTGATATTCGAAATGAATTTGATACTGGAACATCTTTAGAATTCGCATTAAAGTATTTGGTGTTAACTTTCCAAGATGAGATTCAAACAGATGCTGTTATTAGTATCAAACATACTGGTAAAGCATTAGATACTCACTATTTAAATGATGGTGTAACTGCTGATACTAGTCATGTAACAATGATTTCTGAAACAGGAACTAATAGCACTAGAACTGTTCCTTTCTTAGTAACTAGCAAACCACTTGATACTCATTACCTATATGATGGTGTAACTGCTGATACTAGTTCAGTTACAATGAGTTCTGAGACTGGTGAAGATGGTGCCAGAACAGTTCCATTCTTTGGTGTTTCAAAGACAGTTAATTCTACCTATTTAAATGATGGAACTACATTAGATGATAATACAGTTACACCATCGGAAGATAATTATTTAAACGCAGATGGATCTACATATCGTAAAGGTATTAGTGAATATGAGATAGGTAAGGTTTTAAATTCTACTGTATATGATCATTACTTAAATGATGGATCTACACTTGATAGTGATCTGTTATCAATAAGTGATACAACTGGAAATGGTACTACTAGAACAGTACCCTTTGCTGTTTTATCTAAAGCATTAGCTACTCACTATCTAAATGATGGTGAAACTGCAGATACTAGTTCAGTTACAATGTCAGACACAACAGGAACAAATGGAACTAGAACAGTCCCGTATATTCTCCTAAATAAGTCTATTGATAGCGCAACCGTCAACTATGACGATGATGTTGAGTTAGAAGAAGCAACCGCAACAGATAGTGGTGGATCTTTATGGTTAAGTCCTTATACTGACCCTTATCCAATCACTAGTTCATATTTTGCAAATGATAGTGGAAACTATACAACAGGCGAGTCCGCCTTTACAGGATAATTACTAACAGGAGATTCCTATGAATTTACAAGAAAATTTAAAAGCCCATGGCGAACTAACAATTTTAGTTTTTGATCGCAACGGTAACCTAAAAGAAGCAAAGAAAGTACCTAACTTAGTTGTTACAGTTGGTAAAAACTATATCGCTAGCCGTATGGTAGGTACTGCATCAACAGTAATGAGTCACATGGCTATTGGTACTGGTACTGGTACACCAATCGCTGGTGATACTGCTTTGGGTACTGAAGCTGGTCGTGTTTCACTTACTGCTTTCACTGCTTCTACTAATACTGTTACTGCAACTGCAACTTTTGCAGCTGGTACTGGTACTGGTGCAATTACAGAAGCTGGAATTTTAAATGCTAGCAGTGGCGGTACTTTAATGTGTCGCACTACTTTCCCAGTAGTTAACAAAGCAGCTGGCGACTCTATCGCTATCACTTGGGTTGTTACAGTAAGCTAATTAGAAGAAAAATAATATGACTATATCGTCTTCCTTAATGAAGACCACTCTGCATAATTGTATTGCAGATGGTTTATATAATGAGGTTATCACTCGATACACAAGATACTATTATTTCTTGGGTAGAACATTGACATGGGAAGACGAGTTAACCCCACCAACCCCAACTGATAGTTATGCATATGAGCTAAACACTCGTAATGAAATTATTACAGTAAAAGAAATTAAACCAACTGATATCGCATATGTGGTTCTTAGAAATAATTGGGTTTCAGGAACTACATATGATCAGTTTGATGATCAGTATTCAACTGAAGTTCAGGGTATTGATTTAAGCAATGGTGGATTTGGATATGGTTCTGCACCTAATGTTTATATCGGCAGAGAAGGTTCTGTGGCATGGACTGCCAACACATCATATGTTTACGGACAGATGTTGAGAACTGGTACTACAGATCATAAAGTTTATGTAGTTACAAATACTGGTATTACTGGATCAACTGCTCCAACACATACTAGTGGTTCAGTTCTAAATGGTACTGCCACTTTACAATATATTAATCATAATGATGGTAATGGTTCTGGTGCAACTGCAGTAGCTACTGTTCTAGATGGTGCGGTTATCGACATTTCATTGACTCATCGTGGAACTGGTTATACATCTGCTCCATCTGTCACTATTGTTGGTGGAGGTGGATCTACTGCACAGGCAGCAGCAAAAGTTACTGTTGCTCCTTCTGGAACACAGAAATTAGAAGATGCAGTTTTCTATGTTGTTACTGATGAATTCAATGTATATCAGTGTTTAGATAATGACAATAATACACCATCAACAGTCAAACCAACTGGCACTACTGTTGATGCTATTCAAACTAGCGATGGATATATTTGGAAATTTCTTTATACAATTCCAATCGCTTTAAGAAATAAATTTTTAACTGATACGTATATGCCAGTTGTTACTGCTCTACGTGATCAGTTCTATTCTGCAGGTAGTTTAAAAACAGTTCGTATTAATCAGGCTGGATCTGGTTACTCTTCTGGAAGTATTACCGTTCAGGGTGATGGATATGCAACTGGAGAAGAACTTTATCTAACCAACCATACAACTGGTGCTGGTGGTTCTGGATATACATCTGCCACTGTTAGTGTGTCACCTCCATTTGATGGGGTTTCAACATGGTTGTCAACCCAAACTGTATTGGTTGGTCAAAAACTGACTTTCCAAAATAACGTGTATAAAGTTGCAGTTGCTGGGGTTACTAGTACAGTTGGTCCAGTGCATCGTAAAGGTATTGTTGCAAATGGATCTTCTTCATTAGAATATGTGGGGACAACTCCAACTGGTGAAGCTGTTATCACTAATAGTACAGTTAATGTTGGCTCATTTACTATTGGTAAAATTTATACTATTGCTTCTCTTGGAACTACAACAAATACTCAGTGGAATACTATTGCAGCAACCAGTGGAGTAACTTATAGTGTTGGTAGCGTATTTACTGCTGCTATAGCTGGAACTGGATTGGGTAATGGTAATGCTACATTTAAAACTATTACAGATGTAACTTTGTATGGAATGATCAGAAATGTTCAGATTCTTACTGGCGGTAGTGGATATAGTTCTCCACCAACAGTAAACTTCTCTGGTGGAAGTGGTTCTGCTGCTGCTGGTATTGCAGTTATTAATGAGAATGGTACTATTATTCGTGTGACTTTAACAGATCCTGGGTATGATTATGTGACTGCACCGACTATTACATTCGGTAATGTTTGGACTGCCGTAACTGATGTCACTATTGGACAACAATATTATTTCTCTAATAGATTATATACTGTTGCTGGTGCTGGGTATACTGGTTCAGTTGCACCAGTTCATCTATCTGGTACTGCCACTAACTCGCCATTATTTGCGTTTTCTACTGCATTAACTTTAAATAGTACAGTATATGTTTCTAATAGATTATATAAAGTTACTACTGCTGGAACAACTTCTTCTGGAACAACTCCAACTCATACTACTGGAACTGTAACTAATGGAACTGCTGCGTTATTATATCTTGGAATCCCAGCAACACTAACATATGTTGGAACTGCAGCTACAGCATCCTCAAACATTAAATATGGTTCTGGATATTCAGCATATCCAACCATTACTATTTCAAGTAATTCTGGTACTGGTGCAACTTCTTATTTTACTGGAGTGAAGACTGAAGCATCAATTGTACCAATTTTTGCTTCAGACACTATCGGTCAACAATGGCAGGCAAGTACAGCATATACTGTTGGTTTAAAAGTTTGGTATAGTAATAGATTATATACCTGCACCACAGCAGGAACTAGTAGTACAACAGAACCAACACATACGGCATCAACTCAATTAAATGGCACAGCACGTTTCTTGTTCGAAGGTCTTTTTGGTCAGTTAATTGGTCTTCAGGTTGATGATCCAGGTGAAGGTTACACATACGCCAATCTTAACGTAACTGGTGATGGTACTGGAGCCGAAGTTGTTGCAGATTTATCTCCTGGAGACGTTAATACTCTACAGGCAAATATTGAACTGTTGACAGTGGATGGACGTATTATGAACTGTCCAGTTATTTCTGGTGGATATGGTTATGGTGCGGCAACCATCACTATTACTGGTGATGGTTCTGGTGCGACTGCGACTGCGGTTCTATCAAATGGTAGAATTGAAAAGATTAACATGACAAACTATGGTTCTGGATATCGTTGGGCGAATATTACTATTACTGGTTCTGGTTATGGTGCAAGGGCACGTGCGATTATTGGTCCATATGGTGGTTATGGTAAAGAAGCACTAAATAACTTATTTGGAAGAACTTTAATGTTCTTTAGTAATATATCTCAAGATAGAAACCAAGGGTTTGGTGTCAACAACGACTATCGACAGTTGGGTATTATTAAATCACCACGCCAATATGGGAATACAAACCCACTGACTTCGGTTTTAGCCTCAGCATGCTGGGCTATTTCTGGTACTGCAAATACTACATTATTCCCAGCAGATACAATTATTACAAAGTCTGGTGAATCAAAGAGATTTAGAATTGTTACTAATACTGGAGCATCATTACTACTGCAATCTTTAGATAATGATGTGTTGGTTTCTGGTAATAACTTAGCCAATGAAGATGGCGATTTATTTACAGTTTCTGCGGTCACACCACCTACGATAGATAAATACTCTGGTGACTTAATGTTTATTGATAACAAACAAGCATTCACCCCAACTGCTGATGAAACAGTTACCCTTAGAACTGTTATTAAGTTCTAATAAATAATAAAGATTAAACAGGATAGAGCTAAACAATGTTAGACTTCAATACCGAACCGTATAATGACGACTTTGATGAGAATAATAAATTCTATCGAATTTTATTCCGTCCAAGTTACGCTGTGCAAGCCAGAGAATTAACTCAGCTACAGACCATCCTCCAAAATCAAATTAAGCGTCATGGCGACCATGTGTTCAAACAGGGAGCAATGGTTATCCCAGGTCAGATTTCTCTTGACACTAAATTTAACTATGTTAAGTTGGAAGCATTTAACCAAGCTGGTGACGTAACTGAAACTTTTATTGCTGATCTTGCAGGTGCAACTCTTATCGGTGCGTCTGGAGTGACTGCTCAGGTACTCGCGATCGAGAATGCTGATGGTGCAGACCCAACAACTTTATATGTTCGTTATACATCTTCTGGTACTGATACCACAACCAAAGTTTTTGCTGATGGTGAAATTTTAACTACTTCTGATGATGCTTATACTGTTACCGCACAAACTACATCTGCAACTGGTGTTGGATCAGCTGCAACTGTTCAACGTGGTGTATATTATGTAAATGGTTATTTTGTTCTTTGTGAAGAACAAACGATTGTTCTTGACAAATATAGTAACGAGCCTTCTTATCGTGTTGGTCTTACTGTTATTGAAAGTAAAATTACTCCAGAAACTACTGGATACGAAAGTCTTTTAGACAACGCACAAAACAGCTTTAACTTTGCTGCTCCAGGTGCACATCGCTACTTTATTGATTTAATTCTTTCTAAAGTTGCTCCAGATTCTGTTAATGATGTTGACTTTATTGAACTTCTATCTACTTTTGAAGGTCAGGTCAAACGTGAAGTAACTCAAACAGCATATGCTGAGATTGAAAAGACATTGGCTCGTCGTACATATGATGAGTCTGGTAACTATACAATTCGCCCTTTCGCTATTGATGTTCGTGAACATCGCAACAATAATCGTGGTGCATGGGTTCAAAATAAAGCATATTTAATTGGTGATGTGGTTACCAATGGTGGCAACACTTACGTCGCCAGCAATTCTGCAACTTCTGTTAATATTCCACCAACTCATACTAGTGGAACATCATATGATGGTGCTTCTTCAACTGGTATTAATTGGGAATATAACGAGAACCCAATATACAATCGTGGCATTTATTCACCAGAAAGTGGTGGAAGTGAAGCCAAGTTGGCTGTTGGTATGGAGCCAGGAAAAGCATATATCCAAGGTTTTGAGATAGAGAAAATTGCAACCGAATACGTCACTGTTAATAAAGCACGTGACTTCAATCAAACGACTGATACGTATCTAACTACTCCAGTTGGTAATTTTGTTTATGTAACAAATATCAATTCGCTACCACCTTTCGACTCAACAACTGGTATGCCATCTATTACAATTTACAATAGATTCACATCTTCTGTTGGTGTGGCTCCAGCAAGTGCAACTGTTGTTGGTACTGCACGTATTCGTGGAATTGAATGGGATTCTGGTACAATTGGTACACAGGGTGCAGTTTACAAACTATACCTATTTGATGTAAGATTAAATACTGGCTTTGATTTTGATAGAGACGCCAAGTCTTTCTATTATAGCCGTAGCGATACTAACTTAAACTTTACTGCTGATGTAAAAGAAATTGCAACTCAATTGGCTGGCTCAGCAACAACTTATACCAGTTATCCAGGAACTCGTGGATCATCTACTACCATCTATGGTATTGGAACTGCGTTCTCTGGTGGCACAACTACTAGCCCAGCACTTAAGGTTGGTGACTTTATTTTCCTCAATACCACTACTGGTGATGTGCGTCGTAGAGTTACTGCAATTACAAATAATCAACAGATTACTGTTGACACTGCAGTAACAGTTGATGGTGGTATTATCAAACTTATTAAATCTAAAGTTCAAGAACCACAGAGCAATAAGTTAATCTACCCACTACCAAACTATGCTATTCGTTCAGTTCGTGATGCAAACTCAGCTAAACAAATTATTTACTATGGTATGCAATATCTTTCTGGAACTTCTGGTTCTGGTTCTGGTGGTTCTTGTATGCTTACTATTAACACTACTGCTGGTGTATTTGCTGAATCTAGTGAAAACGATAACTATATTGTAGTTTGGTATGATGCAGGTTCTGGTGGTACAGTTGTTCAACCAACATCTATTAGTGCTGGTGGATCTTCTTCTATTACATTTACTCTCCCAGATACTTACGCTTCTTCCAACTTTGTTGTTATGGCAACGATTAAAAAAGTTGGTTCTGATGGTGGAGAGAAGACTAAGACATTACAAACTGTAACTCAGACTTATACTACTCAGACTGCAGCAGCTAAAGCTATATTATCATTAGGTAAGGCAGACGTTCTGCGTATCAAATCTATTATGATGGATACTGGTACATTCGCATCAGCTACTGGTAACTATGATATTAGTATCTATGATCGTTACGACTTTGATAATGGTCAGCGTGATACTCACTATGATCTTGGTCGATTGATTTTAAAACATTCATATTCACCACCTTCTGCTCCAATCTCAGTTACATTTGAGTTCTTTACACATTCATCTGGTGACTACTTTACAATTAACTCATATCCAGCAACTGTTAAGTTGGTAGATATCCCTTCATATAATAGCGTATCTCTACGTGATGTATTAGATTTCCGTCCACGCATTAATGATGCTGGAACTACCTTTGCTGGTTCTGGATCATCGTTTAGTATGCATCCAAAACGTGGTCAAGATGTTACTGTAGATTATTCTTATTACCTATCCCGTAAAGATAAAATCGCTATTGATTCAAGCGGTACATTCTTCAACATTGCTGGTGTTTCTGCATTAGTTCCTGGTGAACCAATAGACCCAGCATTGGGTATGGTTCTTTATAAACTAACACTTGAGCCATATACTTTCGGTACATCAAACGCAAATATTTTAATCGATCAGGTTGATAATCGTCGTTATACAATGCGTGATATTGGTAAACTAGAAAAGCGTATTGACAATCTAGAATACTACACTTCCCTTTCATTATTAGAGCAAGAAACAAAAAGTCTATCAATCGTTGACGCAAATGGTTTAGATCGTTTCAAGAATGGTTTTATTGTTGATGCTTTCACTGGACATAATGTAGGTAACGTATTATCCCCAGACTATCTCTGCTCTATCGATAGTGAGCGTGGTGAGTTGCGTCCATTCTATGTAATGGAAAACGTAAACTTAATTGAAAGTTTATCAAACGATGGTGATCGAACTACTGCTGGTTATAAAGTTTATGGTGATGTAATTACCCTACCATTAAACTCTAGCACACCACATGTTCCTCTAGTAACTCAACAATACGCTTCTCGTTTAGAAAATATTAACCCATTTGCAATCTTTACATTCCTTGGTGATGTTCGTTTAAACCCATCTTCAGATGATTGGTTTGAAACTAAACGTGCACCAGACATCGTTCGTAACGTAGAAGGTAGTTTTAATACTATTGCTGCTCTTGCAACACAGGCTGGTATCCTCGGTACTATTTGGAACTCATGGCAAGTAAACTGGATTGGTCAACCAGTTCCAGTTGGTGGATCTTTGATTCAGTATACTTCTGGTGATAACTGGGCGAACCAACGTGCTCTTGAAGAAGGTGCTACTTATATTAACGTAGACGAATTCGTTAGACGTTTCGGTGGTGAGCGAGGTGCTCCTGCTCGTCAGGTTTTTGTTTCTCAATCTGCACAAACTGGTACTAGATCTAGAACTGGTGTTAAGTCAACTCTAGCTGTTCAATTCGAACGACAGATCGTTGATGACAAAGTAGTTTCTACTGCGCTGATTCCTTATATCCGCAGTCGTAATATTCTAGTTCAGGTTAAAAAATTAAAACCAAATACAACATTCTATCCATACTTTGATAATATCGGAGTTGGTTCATATTGCACTCCATCTTCAGTGTTTACTTATACACTACCATCTGCCACTGCAACTGATTTTGAAACTGCAAAGAACTCTGGTTCATTGGCCTCAGAAAATGCACGTGTCATTGTAGAAACTTCTGGTGTGTTCAAAGCAGATAATGGTGGTAATATGTGCCTAAACGTAGGTGACGTAATTACTGGTGCATCTTCTGCTGCCACTGCTGTAGTTGTTGGTAAGTCATATGATGAAGAAAATAATATTCGTAAACTTCATGTTATGAATATTAAAGGTATTTTCACTACAAATGAATCTATCTCTGGCTCAATATCTGGCGCAACTGCAACTTTAACTGTTAAAGAAACAAATAGATCTCAGGGTGGTGCTCTTGTAACTAACTCTATTGGTGATTTAAACTTTATCTTCTTTATCCCAGATAGCGATGCATTAAGATTCCGCACTGGTACTCGTGAATTTAAGTTGCTTGATGTAAGCACTGTAAATGGTCAACAATCTTCCTCTGCTAAAGTTCAATATGAAGCTAAAGGTATTGTAGAAACTCGTCAGCAGACAGTTAACTCTATCCGTAATGCTCATATTATTCAAGAGATTGTTAATGAGAATGACACTATTACTAGAACCATCGAACGTGTTGAACGTGACACTGGTTGGTATGACCCATTGGCTCAGACTTTCCTTGTTCAGAATAAGGGTGGTGCGTTCTTAAGTAAAGTTGATATCTTCTTTGCTACTAAAGATGCTAACCTACCAGTTACACTTCAGATTCGTGAAGTTGTAAACGGATATCCAGGTAAAAGGATTCTACCTTTCTCTGAGGTAACTTTGAACTCACATCAGGTTAACCTATCTGCAACAAACGTAACGATGACTGATGGTTCTGGTGCTTCATATCCTAAGTACGACACTCCAACTACTTTCACTTTCCCATCTCCTGTTTATGTTCAGGATGGTCAAGAGTATTGTATCGTTCTAGCATCTGATTCAAATAACTACCAAGTTTGGATTAGTCAGATGGGTGATCAGATTCCTGCTTCTGCAAGAACTATCTCTGAACAACCTTATGCTGGTGTTCTATTCAAGTCACAAAATGCTTCTACTTGGACAGCAAACCAAGATCAAGATTTGAAGTTTACAGTTTATCGTGCTAATTTTGATACACAAGTGACTGGTGAAGTTGTATTTACTAATGATGTTCTACCAGTTAAGATTATTGACATTGATCCATTCGAAACTGTTTCAGGAACTAACAAAGTCCGTGTATGGCATCGCGAGCATGGTATGTTTGTAAACTCTAAAGTTGAGTTTGATAACGTAGATACTACTGTTTATACTGGTGTTGCATCTTCTGGTGGTACTATTACTTGCTCTACTTCAAGCACTGCTGTTACTGGTGTAAGCACATTGTTTATTGATGACTTTACAGTTACTGGTTGCGCACTATTCCGTGCCAGTGATGGTAAGTGTATTGGTATTGTTGATGGTGTTATAAACGACACTTCATTAGTATTGAGAAACAACGCTTCTGTAACTATAAGTACTGGTGTTGCTTATAAATTTGCAGATCCAGTTAATGGAATTCCAATTACAGAGATTTATAAAGACACTCTTGGTGCTGCCGTTACTCATACTATTTCTGATGTTGATTTAGATTCTTATGTAATAACTAC